TAGTATATTAAATTAACCAATTCTTTACTTAAACACTTTTTAGTAGTTTTTTACCACTTTTTAGACAGTTTGCCCCTTAAATTTCCCCTAAAACCCACTTTTTTGTATTTGGGAGGGTACTTTAAAGTTACACAAGCCTACTCCCCCCTCCCCCTCCCCCTTCGGGGCAACTAGTCCCGGAAATTAACCATTAAATTGTGCAAGAAAATGGTTCAGAAAGTGAAAGGGTGAGAGTTGGGGAGGTTGCCTAAATGAACAATTGACTAGGGAATATACCGTGCCTATTTTTGAGGATTGCCGTGCCGCTTTCTGTGCATATTTAATGACTCCTTATATATAGGCCATTTCACACCGCATAAAATTAATTTACAATATACCCCAACAGAGATAGTTGAGAAATGAGCAGTATTCGTCTAGGGTGTTACCCATACCAACAACAACACAACAACGAGGCAACAAAATGAAAACAACATTAAACACATATGAAGTAGCAAACATACTACTAGCAGATGAGTTTGCAAACTGGACACGTGAAGAAGCGTTTGCACTAGCTGAGTACTACGAGCAACTTGAAGAAGACTGGGGCGAGGAAATAGATTTAGATGTGGTCGCCATTAGATGTGAGTGGAACAGTTACAGCAACATGCAAGAAGTGCGTGACAATTACCCAAGCTGCCCAGCAGATGACGAAGACGCGCTTGAATGGCTATATGATTGCGCTCAAGTAATTGTAGTGGACGATGAAGCACTACTTGTAACAGAATTTTAAGGGAGCTAAGTAAGATGGAAACAGTATTACAGTTATTAGCAGTGCTAGTCTTGATGGTGCTATCTGCCAGTGCAACTATCTGGTCATTACACGCTGTGCTACACGGCTTAATCTAAAAAAATAGGAGTAATTAAAAAATGAGAAGTAAAGAGTTTACAATCTCAAGAGAGATAGCAGTTGCCCTCATCAATGACGATTATTCTGGCTTATATAATGAAGAATTAGCTATTGATAAATGGCTAGAAGATGAGGGTGTAGAATATATAACAGTACGCAATTGCGAAGAGCCTGCGAGGTTTACTCAATGCGAGGTAACGGGACTATGCTATGATTGCATTGACATTATAGCTTATAAACAATAATAGGGGATTAAAAATGAAAAAACTTACACAAGAACAAGCATTTGAAAAAGCATGTGAAGCATTAAACGAGGGCGCAAAGGCGATTAATACCTTGCGAGATTTGAATTTCAGTGGTGATTTACCGCTATTAGACTATCTAGAGCTTATGAACAAATTACATGAGACTTGGCAACTCAGGCTCAAGGAAGGTTTGAAAAAGGAAGAATTCGACATTTTGAAAAGAGGTGCATGATGTTACTTAGTGAAAAAAGAATGGAAGAAATTTTAGACGCTGGAACAATAAACGAATGTACCGAGCAAGAGAAAAGGCAAGTAATGGCTTATGCCTTCGGTGAAGAATTTATAGCTTCAGATGATAAAGGGACTTTAAAGGAGTATGCGAATGATTAACGTGCTTAGTGTTTTTGATGGTATGTCATGCGGTCGGATTGCGCTGGAACGTCAAAATATACCAATCACTAGTTATTACGCTAGTGAGATAGATAAGTATGCAATCACTATTGCTAAGAAGAATTATCCGGACACACAACACATAGGCGATGTCACGCAAGTTAGTGCTGACGACTTGCCCCAAATCGATTTGTTAATAGGTGGCTCACCGTGTCAGGGTTTTTCATTCGCTGGTAAACAATTAAATTTTGATGACTCACGTAGTAAACTGTTTTTTGAGTTCGTGCGCTTATTAAGAGAATTAAACCCCAAATACTTTTTGCTTGAAAATGTCCGCATGAAAAAAGAATATCAAGACATTATCAGCGAATGTTTAGGCGTTGAACCAATCAAGATAAATAGCAGCCTAGTATCTGCCCAGAATAGAGTGCGGCTGTATTGGACTAACATTCCGAATGTCACTGTGCCAGAAGATAAAGGTATTGTTCTTGCTGACATCATTGACGATGGTTTTGTAGATAGGGATAAATCACATTGTATTGACGCTAATTACTTCAAGGGCGGTAATTTAAAATCGTATTTTGAAAAGCACAGACGACAACTAGTATTTAGTAATGATGGACTGTGCCGTGAACCTAAGATTTTGCAAATACCACATGGCTATAATAAGGGTGGTTTAAAAGAAAATAAGTCCCCATCAATGACTACATCATCGTGGCAACATAATAATCATCTGACATATGACGATGGCTTAACTTACCGTAAACTAACACCTATTGAGTGCGAACGATTGCAAACTGTACCTGATAACTACACGGAAGGCGTATCTAACACACAACGCTACCGCATGCTAGGCAACGGCTGGACAGTTGATGTTATTAGTCACATATTAAAAAATATTAAATAATTAAAAGGGAGAATAATTAGAATGAAAATCAAACACGATTTCGTACACAGCAACGACCCAAAGCCACAGCAGGAAGAGACATGGGCTGAGGCAATACTGGCTGGCCTTGCGTTTATGAGCTGTATTTTCTTAACTTGTACTTATATTTATATTTTAGGGGGTTTATAATGACTATTAAAACGAATACTAGCAATCAAACGCTAGAGCGCAGCTTATTACTACGAAAAGCAGAGCTGATAAACATGGGTCTATTAACTGTCTCGCAAGCCATTCAAGAAATTAACCTTGAACACTCAATGCAATATACTGAAGGGCTAGAAGATAAAATAGATTTATATAGGGAGATTTCAGCACTTAGTAGCATTGTTTCCAGTTTCATACGTACAAACAACGAGGGCGCATAATGAATATCACAGTAAAGATTGCAACAAATTATGGCCGGGAATACATTTATCCAGTATGCCCACAGGCCAAGCTATTTACACGCCTAACAGGCCATAAGACGTTGACTAGGGACGCTATAGACCTAATCAAACAAATGGGTTACACGGTCTCTCAGGAGGTCTCAGAGCTATGAGGCCAAAGGCGGAGAGTGAGGTATAATAATAATGAGTAAAATAACAGAGCAAGACTTAAAGCGGTCTCAGATTGCTGCTGACTATGCAATCTACTGTGCCATGCAGCACATGATGGTACACCCAGCCAGTGAGGCGCAACAAAGATTAGAGCGTGAATACGGTATTGCTAACGCTAAGGCGGAGGATTATATAAACAGGATTTTGATATTAGACGAGACGACACGCGCTATATTAGCTCTACAAGCTCAGCATGAGGTATTTAGATTATGATAGATTTTGAAAGTAATTTTATGACAGCAGAGAAAAAGCTAGCTAGCATGTTAGCTGGCTGGCAAATAACATTCAACAAATCGGACGCGGAGACAGCCGCACGACTTGACACGGCGTTAATATATACAAATGAGGCACAACGTGCTAGAATTATAACGGAAATAAAGCGGTTAATAATTAATCACAGGGGTAATTTAGACGATGAACGATAACGAAAAACTACAGGCACTATTTGAAGACTGGAAAATATACAGCGCTATGTTGCAGCTAGAAGCATTGCCTAACCATACCAAAAGCATACGCACACTTAGGTTTGAGATAATGAAAGCCGAAGAAAATGAGCTATTAAATCAGCAAGCCATGCAAGCATCGGAGTACTAAATGCGGTGCCTAGCGTGTGACGTATTGCTTACGGACTATGAATCAACCCGTAAGTATGGTGTAGGGCATGAATTAGAAGGTGGTTTCGTGGATTTATGTTCTGCATGTTTTGTATCGGTGAACGATATTGAACCGTTACATACTGATATGGTTGTAGATAGTACGATATATAATGAGGGTGAGATTGAAAATTAGATTTTATTTTAGCTGATTTTTAGGCTAGAGTATACGGCAAACAAGCCCCCAAACTAAAAAGGATAAAAAGTGGCAGAATATAAAGACGTAAAGAGACAGCCGCACTACATGCAAAGTGCTGTGCAACCAATCGAGTACATGGAATTAACCATGACCTCTGAGCAATACTCAGGTTACTTGTTAGGTAATGTGATTAAGTACGTGTCACGCTATCGGCATAAGAATGGCCTAGAGGATTTAAGGAAGGCTGAGGTTTACATGGGTTGGTTAGTTGACCATGTTAGTGATAACGAGAACACAGTGGACGCATTAAAAGATGACTAAAGAGAAACGTAATTACGGTGACCAGCACAAGTTTTGGTGTGACGTAGAGATGCAAAACGGCCACATTGTTTCATTCGAAGACGATAAGTTTAAGAATAAAACGCAGGCTTTAAATCATGCAGTTGCACAGATGGAACCATTAGGCGATAATTGGATTATTACTACGTACCGTTGCCAGCAACCTAGTGTCGTTCGGATTGCTAGAGGCGGTGAATTATTTATCTACAACCCATAGAGGATACTTACAATGTCACAAGATGATTTTGGTAATGAGCTGCTTGATGAACAGGCTAAAGACGAGTACCAACTAGCTTGGTGTTTAGCTGAAGCTGAAGAATACATTAGCAAGCATGGTATGGAGAAGTTTTTAAGTGAACTACGTAAGAGGATTGAGCAGTGAGAGAACCTAGTGATGATTGGCAAGATGAATATCAGAGACGATTCTTAACTTCAAGCGAGGAAGATATGTTACTAGATAAAGTAGACGAGTTAATTTGCGATGACATACAGATGTTATTGATGGACGCTATGGCACCCAATGAGGGCTATAAGATTAGGCAAGATGACCTGCTAAAGTTACTTAGCGAGTGTGATGGTGGTAACTTCAGTAACTTTGGTGAGTACCTATACATTATGTTGCTAGACCAAGCAGGTGAAGATGCTATGAGGGAGCTAGACCTATGACAAAGGTGTTCGAGCATGATGATAGTGTCACCGAAACCTTTACCCGGTTTGAATAAAAAGATGAATAAAAAACAACATCAGACTAAGGGTACGTGCGCCTATAAGACTACGTGTTCTAAATGTGGTAGTGGGGACGGTAATCAGGTCTACGTACAAGAGGACGGTTCCTTCGATGCGTGGTGCTATGCCTGTGAAACCTATGACCCCATGAATGATGGTGGTAACGTAGTATCGATTAACCAAATTAAGGTGGATAGTAAGATGAAGATGGAAGACGTTAATAGCTTGCCTACCCTAGCGATTAAAGACCGGGGTCTACGCAAGGATATTGTAGAGAAGTTTGGCGTTAAAGTAGCGGTAAGTGAATTGGACGGTCAG